ATCTCATACTTCTTTTTGCCTTTTATATTCCACCCCATTCTGTATATCTCCTCTATACTTTTAGGCTCACTAGAATCTGCAAACACTTCATCTCTCCTATCAAGTCCTAGTATCTCTAACTTCTTTGCAATATCCTGATTAGTTAATCCTGTTTCATATAACAACTCTTTACAATACATGTTATCTCCATCTATATAAGTAGCACATAATGATGTACTGTCTGATGCATAGCCAAAATCTAAGCCATATGAAATGAATCTAGCTGTTGCAGGTATTTCATCTACTATATGGAACTTGAATACTAGTGATCTGTTTTGTCCTCTTAAACCTAATCCATATACTCTCCAGTATTCAGGATCTGTATCTTTAAGTCTTTCTATTTCTTGTTTAAGTGTTTCTGATAAGAAGGGATTATCCATAAATGTAGAGATGTGTAGTGAACAATCAGGTCTCTCTAGTACTTTATCATATATCCAATGAAACTGGTCATGTGGATTGTAGTCTATTATGATATTACCATCTGTTCTAAACAAAAGCTGATTCCATGCTTCATAGTCTATTTCATTTGCTTCATTAACAAACAGTAAATCTCTTTTCCTACCTCTTACCCTTGATCCCATATCTAGGCTAAAGAACTCAATCAAGTTTCCATTTAACCAGTATTCATTAGATGTCTTATTATGATAGATCTCAGAATAGAGATCATTATTCCTTAGGATTTCTAGAAAGTCTCTTAGAACTGATGCTTTTAAACTAGGGAGTGTCTTTCTACATATACTTATAACCTTACCTGTATTTGTATTACAGTAGCTAAATATAATCCATAAAAGTGTGTTGTATGTTTTACCTGATCTAGATCCTCCTTGTAAGCAGGTTATTTTAGATTGTGATTCTTCTAATAACTCAAATACAACATTAGTCTGTATCTGTTTCATTCTTCATTATCTTCACCTCAAACATCTTGTCTCCTACTGTATCTACTTCTTGTCTTTCTATATATCCTCTTTTCTTACCTTTAGTTTTTAGATAGAATAGGATCTCAGCAGTCTTACCTTCTTTTATATTACTTAGTAATTGATGTTCTGCAAAGTCTAGTAATCCTTCTTTTACTTCATCAACCTTACCTGCAAATTCATTATCTTTCATCCAATCATAGAAAGTCTGTCTAGAGATATTAGCAGCTTCACATGCTTTACTAACATTCCCCATCTTACTTGCAAATACTTCTAGAAATTTACCTCTATCTTTAGCCATTTTCCTTTTTTGTTCTTTTTTTGTCAGATTTGTACAGTTTCCTCCTCAGGATCTAAACTCATTTGTATAATAGCATCTTCATACATTTCTTTAACAATTGTTGATAACTTTAAAAGTTGCTCCTCTGATAAATACTTTAGTTTAGGTTTTATAAAGTCAATTCTTTCTGCTGCAACATCTTCTTCTAAATCTATAACAACTGCATGATACCATTCTGATAAATTCTTATTGTAATTACAGTAGACTTCAAATGCATTAAGTGCATGTATCACACTAGCATGTGTTATGTAGTATCCATGTTCTGCACATAGGTCTGTCATTTCTCTTAGAGTAAATCTATAGTATTTCTTAAGTACTGTATATAGTAAAGCTCTTACCTCTACTATCTCCCTTCTTCTAGTGTTTTGGAATATGTCATGTCCTGATAAGGCTTGTATTTCATTTATTAGGTTTCTAATTCTACTTTTTGTTCTCATCTTTTTCTAATTTAGTTTGTAATGCTGCTAAAGCTCTCCATGCTACTTTAGCTAAATGTGATACTCCATCATCATCCATTTGTTTAGCTTGTATTAGATGTCTTGTTAGAGCATCTAGATGATCCATACTTTTACTCTTGTCCCAATGTAGAGGTTTACCTTTGTGATGTTGGTCATTTCCAATCTTGCTCACTCTAGAAACTTCCATAAGTGCATCAGGAAAATAGTTTAGGACACCTGTCCATACTGGATAATCTTTTCTATTCATATAATCTTATTTGTGATGTATGGTTGTTAAATCTTTTCATAGTTGCTTCATAGTATTCTTTGTCTATTTCATAAGCATCTAAATCATATCCTAAATTATGACAAGCTATTGCTATACTACCTGAACCTAAATGAGTATCTAATATCTTATCACCCTCTTTAGCATAGTTCATAAGTAGCCATTCATAAAGTTTTACAGGTTTTTGAGTTGGGTGGATTCTTATTTCTTTATTCTTCATATCTTCTTGTAACATACCATTCCAAGTCCATTTAAATATTCTTAATGATTTTGACAAACTTTGATAAGCTATTTCACAGTCATTAAATTGACCTGTGTTATTCTTGTCCCAAACTATTCTACCAGATCCAAAATTTTTAAAATGATTACACCCCCAAACAATTTGATTTCTTGAAACTCTAAATAATTCTTCAAAATATTTTTCATCAGGTTTTCCAAAATAATTTATATTATCATAAGTTTTATTTTTTGCTAAACCTCCCAATCTTTTTTGCATACCCATATATTCATCAATATTTTCCATATAAGGTGGATCAACAATAGCTAAGTCATATTGGTTGTCTGCCATATCTTTCATAGCTTCCATACAGTCCATGTTATAAAGATTAATCATTTTAAATGTTTTCTTCTGTTATCTTCTACAGGATATGGTCTAAGTTTAGTATAGTGATTAGCTATTGCAAAATCATCAGGTGTTTTAACTTTATAAAGATCAAACATATGATCAAGCTCCCAATATTTACCATAATTATCCCAATTCATTTCACTAGTGAATTGTTTTTCAATATGTATGTAAAATTCTTCTTTTGTACATCCAATTAATTGACCAATTGTTCTAGTCAGCCATCCATTCTTTCTTCTGTTAGTAGATATTCTAGATGTTACATTTTTCCACATTCTAGCTTTAGGACAGGATCTAATCTTCCTTGTATTTAATCTATCATATTCTCTAACATGTTCTAGATTATTATTTCTCCATTGGTTATTGTATTTTCTTTTACAGTCTTTACATCTACCATCAAGACCATCACTATTACTTCTTTTAATATGAAAATCTGTAACAGGTCTAATTAAATTACATTTTACACAAGTCTTTGTTCTCATCCTACTTTACCTAATAAAATGAAACATACAAAATTGGTAAACATAATCATCCAAAATACTATTGGAAAATATAACCACCAATTTCTTTTAATACTATTTTGAAATTCTTTGTCAACTGGCATGTTGATCTCTTTTTTAGTTGCTTTCATAATTCTATGTTAATATAATATTGATCTAAGTCTGTCTCCTGCATAAACCATTCCTCATAAGTTTGTAGAGCTTTCTTAACCTTCATCATACCTCTTTCATAAAACTCATCTGTTACTTGAGCATATCCTATGTCTAGAGATCCTTTGTCTATAACAATGAATCCCATCTTACTAGGCAGTATATCAAATAACTGACAGTACAGAAAAGCCTGAACATCATATCCATATTTATCTGCACTATATTTCCAACCCTGCAAAGATGCTGTACTTTTTAAATCATACATCTCTGAGTTGTTACTTAAAATGTCAGCTTTAGCTCTAAATGGGAATCCAAAAACTTCTCCTATCTCAGCCTGTTCAAATTCTGAATTGCCAAGTTTTTCCAACACCATCTCATTCCTAAGTAGAGCATCAGCCAACCTTTCTGCATCATGTTTCTCTTTTAATGTAAACACCTTTCCATATTGTGCTACTGCATCTTTATATTTCTTTGTATTCTTACTCTGTACATTAACAAATATTTGACTATTGAAAACATCAGGTTCAAGCACACATGTATGAAACAACCACCCATCTCTTAGAGCTTGTGCCTCAGCTTGACCATATTCTAGTATATGTTTATATGTCTTTGGAGATGATAGTAAGTGTTTTATTGATGTAGAACTAAATGCATACTTGCCTAAGTACCCATAGTAGAAATCATCATCATTAGCTTTTGATAGGATCTCATCTCTATCCCATTCTTTGCCATCTAATAATTGTATTTTCATTCTTGTAATCTTAAAGTTAAAGTTATATATAATGTGCCATTGTGATAGTGGTAAAACTTACCATCTATTCTAGACATCAGTTCCATGTTTTGAAATGTTACTAATATTTCTTCATACATATTTGGTATTGCATCAAATTTCATAAATATAGCATTTACTTGATCTATAATTAAGTTTTCTATATCTACTTCTGCTCCCCTGTAAATTGTATCCTCACTAAATATAACCTCTACTCCAAGTTCAATCTTCTTTGGCTTGTAGTTTGGATTCAGCTTTTCTAGCTCTGTCAATTGCTCTCAGTTTGTCTTGTCTATACTCATCTATACTTAACATCAAAAGATGTCTGTCATTCTGTAATTCTTGTACATAAAAATGTACTTGTAAAACAGCATTTATTAAAGTCTCTAATTTATCATTAGTTGGATGATTCTTTTGCCATTCTAATAATATATTATTTATAACCTCAGAGTTTGCTAAATATTGCATGTCTTTTAGATTATCTAATTTCTTGCTGACTAGCTCTCTGTCTATATCCTTTGTAGGAATACTAATATTGAAGTCTGTATTTTTCATAGTCTCTTATGTCTGATTCTCTTACTTTAATAATTACATCTTTGTTACCATCTCTTGTATATAAACAATGATAGTCAGATTTGTTTACACATACATCTGTAAATCTTTTTATGTACTTAACTAATCCTAGTCTATCATAAAACACATAGGTATTTATATCAAGGTACTCAATTACCATATATTTTGCAAACCCAAACAGAGATCCTTTACCACCCCAAACATTTCTTTTCTCTAACCATACTGCCTCAGTATTCTTATCACCCTTTAGGTCTACAGGAGTTTTTTCTCCAACAATAAAATCTACATGATAATATTTATCAATGTCTGATGTTGTTTTATATGCCCCTATACCTATTCTGTCCATAAAGTCTTTAAACCTTTTCTCTGATATTTCTCCTTTTTTCCAGTTACTACTATTCTGATAACTTCTTGGCTTGAACCCCATTGTCATAAACTTTTTCCAAGTCTGAAATCCACTTGTTTATTGTATCAATCTTCTTTGCTCCTCCACACCCACAAGGTTCAATATAATTGTGTTGAAAATACTTAGAGTGTAATCTATATACAATCTTAAGATCTTCATCAGTAAATCCTTTCTCCATAGATCTTTTAAATCCTGCAAAATCTATGTAATCCTCCTCACTAAATTGCTGCTGTAGCAGTACCTTATAACTTTTTAATCCCATCTTTTGTAAATATATATTTGTTTAACTTCTCTTGTCTCTTATCACAACCACAATCCTTATAGCCAAATAATTTAGCTACAGATTTAGCTATGCTCTTTCCATAACCAAATGTTATTTTTCTTATTATCAATTCTACTAAATCTCCTACTTTCATAATCCTAACTTTTTCTTTAAGAGTTTCTTAACATTTCTATAAGTATTATACAAACTAATGTATGTAATAGTTGTCTTTCTACTAAGCTCTGATATTTTAGTTCCTGATGCAATAATCTCAAAAACTTTCTGATCATACCAATGTAATTTTGAAAACTCATTATTAAACTTCTTTTCTATTTCTTGAAAATGTACCTGTTCAGTACCTTCAATGTTTTGTAATATTTCTTCATCAACAAAGAATACTCTGTCTCTTTTCTTTTTAAGCTGTAAAAACATTGTGTATAGTATCTTAAAAATATAATAGTAATTAAGCTCATCTTTATTGTAAGTTATATCTGTACCTTTCTCAGTTATATGGTGTAATTTAATATACATCTCTTGTGTTAAATCCTCTGCTGTTGCATGATCTAGTCCAAATGACTTGCATATGTTTACCCATGTCTTATGTTTTTGAAATGCTTTCTCCAGTATGTTCATCACTTATCAATTCTATCATATTATCTCCTTCTATACTAAATCCTACATTGTTTATTAAACTTCTAATTCTTACTGGACTATCTAATGTTGTTGGCATCATTCCAGTATCTGTATCTTTTACTTTCCTTACATGGATATGTGTAACCATCCAATCTAGGTTATGCTGAATATACCTATGTAATACAATAAAATTATCACATCTGTTACTCCATTTACCACCACCTTCACAATCACTCATCATTGGTGCTATAGGATGTCCTGAATATTCATGTTGTGCTCCATGTAATTTTCTAAGTGCATCTGTTTGTGCATGAGCTGTTAGCCATAATGCTACTCCTGTTTTATGACAGAACTGTCTCATGTCTGATGCTGCTTTGTAGTCAAACTCATGACCACCTAATGATCTATAAAGATCTCTATCTTTTTCTAGTGAGTTATAAGGATCTATAAAATATCCATGATAATCCCAACTCTTTTTAATCTGCTCACCTAATTGTAACAGGTTCTGATAAGTATACTGTTCTTCTATACTTACTAACTTAAAGTGAGAGTCTACCCATTGACTTCCTTCTTTCAACTTTTCCTCATCAACTTTGTTAATGGGCATCCCCTCTTTATACTCTATTAATTTCTTTACTATTGAATATGGTTCATTTTCTCCTGCATACACTAAGAATCTTAAGTTATGTTTTAGTGCATATAAGAACATAAAAAAAAGCACAGTATGAGTTTTACCTACATTACTATGCCCTAAAAAGATATTAAATGTACCTTTTTTAAATCTAAAATATGTATCAAAAGACTTGATGCCTAGAGATAGTCCCTCCTTGATTTCACCTTTTCTTATTTTGTGGATCTTTTCAAGTTGGTCTTTAATCTCTAGTATCATAATCTATTAAAATGGAACTTCATCTAGTTCCCTGTCAGGATTGTGGTCTGTTGTTGTAACTTTTTTCTCAGGTATAAATTCACTAAATGGTATGTATAATTTTCCATTCTTACTTTTAAGAATATCCATATTAATATACTCATTATTTTTCTTAGCAAAATCTTTTACATAAGAATTTTCTAAAAATTGTACAAATCTAGGTATATGTAACCTCATCTTTGCAACAACAAAATCTTTAGGAGATTCTTCTACATAGACACCTCCTACAAAATCAGGTTTACTCATAATTATTTAGGTTTAGTTAATAGTTGTTTATAAATAAGATCAGCAGAAACTATTGCTTGATCTAACATTCTTATCTGTCTTTTAGATAAAATTATATCATTGCCATTCTTATCTTTAGCATCAGGATCATCATACTTTTGAAAATCCTCAGTAAAGATAAATTGGCTTACATTATTCCATGCAACAGATCTAGCTATAGATTCTTGTTGTGTCATGGTAGATGATGTACTTTGTGTACTTGTGTTTGTATTTGCCATTTGCTTTATTTTTGGTTGATTAAATTCTTTTACAATCTTAGCAAAGTTTTGACCTGCCTTCTTGTATTGATAACTTACTTCATCACCAACATTTAGATTATCTATTGTTGATTGTGATTTAGCTAAAAACTCAGGCTTTTCACCATTGTTTAAATGTAACTTGTATTTGAGATAAGTGTGATCTCCATTAGACCATGTACCATCATTCTCAATAAACTTTATTGTACTTGATTTAGTATTGGTGGATTCCATCATAATTAGTATTTAAGTTAAATGTTTTTTTTTCTTCCTTAGTATCAAAACTAGACAACTCTAACCTAAGCATATTTTTATCATGCATAAGCTGTTTGTTTTCTTTAACAAGGTCTCTAATCTCTTGTAATGATTTTTGGTATTTTTCTCTGAGCTGTTTTACTTCTAAAGTGAGCTCATCTATTTTACTGTCTTTTGCAGTAGGTTCTTCACCTCTTTTTCTAAATATTGACATAGTAGTTAAATAATTTTTCTACTACAAATATATATAAAATTATTATATATTATAATTTTGTCAATAAATTTTTAAAAAATTCATACTTTTCTTGCAGATCTATTATGGAATACTTAGCAGATTCTCTAGATTTTATAAGTAGCTCAGTAGCTTTATCTGTTTTATACTTATCATTTAAAAATAATGCAAATTTATATTGTTCACCTCCTCTAAAAGTATTGCACCCAGAACATTGGAGATTTACATTCTCCTCATCCCATCTTGTTGAGTAATGTCTCCTACTCATAAAATGCCCTGCATGTCCTTCTTTGTAATGTATCCTTTTAGCACATGTACAACATAGTCCATAACCTTTAGAATCAGTATCTCTTTTTCTAATATATTCACTAAATACTCTGTCTAGTTTCTTTATTAAAGTCTTTCTTGATGGTTTTTTTGGCATACTCAAAGTTATAAAAATATAAATTAATGTTAAAAATATTATTATACAGTATATTTACACTATTATAAACTAGTATATATAATAATTATATTATATTATTAATAAATATATATTAATTTAACTATATAATAGGAATTATAACCAATAAGGAAAAGGTAGACTATTCATTTCAAAGAGTTGTTTAGTTTGTTTATGACTTCCATCACAATAACCATTTCTATCTCTAGTCTTACCACATTGACATTTATTTCTCTCCATTATTTTCTTGACTTTTCAAATGACCTACCTCCAAAATATGCACCAACCATTAACATAAGTAATTGATTTACAATATCTAACTCATATTTAAAAAAGAAACCTGTAGCATACACTATTAGCATAAATATAAGTGATAATGGTCTAACATTCTGACTAAGCCATGATCCTGATTTAGCATCTGCCTCCCATCTTCTAGTTACAGCCTCCATCTCAGCCATATCCATCTCTAATAACTTTAATGCTTGTTCTTTATCTACAGGAGGTAGAGTATTATCTTTTTGTATTATGTTCTTTACTAAACCTAGTACCCCTTTATCAGGAGCTAGATCTACTAGACTGTTTAGAATCCCTGTCTTTCCTAGTAGAAACTGACCTACCTTTGTCTCCTTTAGTTTCTTTCTTTTCTTCTCTTGGCTCATAAGGCTTGTATTTAGTTATTTGTGTTATAGGATCTCTGTATGCCTCTATAACTTGTTTTCTATTCTTACCCTCTATATAGCTGACATGTACCCATTTAGGAGTATCATCTTCATTACTGAACTCCCATATTAATGTGTCAAAGTCTAGATTATCTTTTATGTAGTCAAATACTTCTTTATTAGATATTTTAGTAAAATCCATATCTAAATCTAAAGCACAACCCTGCATATGTAAGCTAGTTTTAGCTCCTCTAATAGCTTTATTTAAATCTTCTGATCTATAACCACTAGAAACATGAACAGGACAGTTAAAATGGTCTCTAATTGGCTGAAACACTTTCTCAGCTATTGTCTTAAGATTGTCTAAATGTTCTTTTGTAGGATTATTATCTATATTTAACCTCTTTGCTGTTTCACTTCTTACTACTTCTGCTAAAGATAAATTCTTACTTAATTTCATTTAATTACATTTTAATTTTACTTAACCACTTATTCCAAGCAGCTGCTACTTTGTTGTTAAAGTTTTCTAATTTGTTTGCTAAGTATCTTAATATTCTAACCATATTATTTCTTTTTTTGAGTGTTTAGTAATTGATTAATTTTTATTATTGTATATATTAAAGTTGCTATAATTAAAAGTCCTTGCAAACCTTCATTAATTTCTGCTATTGTGATTATGTATACAAATACTCCTAAAAATGTTGGTTCCCAATTCATAATGTTTTATTTTTTAATTTATAAAATTCAATAAATTCATAGTATATTGCCTTGTTGTGTAACCACTTTTTGTGAAAACTAAAATATTTTCTGTTGTTGTAGGAATACTAGATTTAACTACACATAAATCACAACTTTGGTAAGCTCCTCCTGCTCCATTATAATTCCATTCAAAACTTCTTGTATATGTAGCACTTTGATAACCTTGCAAACTACCACTATAATCTTTTCTACATTGATTAGGACATGTATTTAGATATGTTGTTGTGTATTTTTGATAATAATTATATGTTTGAGTTTGTGCAGTTGTATTAAAGTGAGTTTGTACCAAACTATTTATTATATTATTTTTACAACCATTAGCATAAGTATAAATGTTTTGATCACCACTAATTGAAATATTACTTGCAGTTATTGGTACATATGGTGCAGGTATTGTAACAGAACCTGCATAAACATTTGTTGTACCTGCTGAATTTGTAGCATATATCCAACCATGATAAGTTGTATTATTACTAAAACCTGTTGCATCAGGATATTTATAAGAATATATACCCCATGATGTACCATGTTGATATGTTGTAGCATTATTAATATCAGAACTTGTACCTACTTTTATCCCATAAGCTGTAACAGCTCCACCACCAGTAGAATTTAATATACCATATATTCCAATTCTTCCATCAGGATTAGCTGTGAAAAAATTAACACTACCTATTGTTGGAGGCACTACACTTGAATAAGAGTAAAATTCTGACATGCTATCAGGTTCTGAAAACCCTGCATCATTTGATAATGTGCCTAAACTAACATTATCATCAGTATCATTACCATTTATTTCTTGGTTTATATCTGCTCTTAATCTTAACTGTCCTGAACTTGGTACTGGCATAACTATATATCTGTTAAATTTTCAAATGTTTCTTCTTTTTTTAAATCATCATAGCATTGTTGCCATAAATTTTGATCTTTATCTACAGGCTGTAACTCTCTCACATGATGAAAAAGAAAATTTTCTTGATCTGCATTTCTTTCTTCTTTAGAGTTGTAAGCTGCTATATGGTAATGTATACCTTCATTTTTATGCTCTCCAACAAAGTTGTAAATTACATCAATCTGTTTTACCCATAAATAAACATAATCATAAGTAGCAGATGTCATTATTTGTTTTGGTTCTTGTATAGTTTCTGTTGTTCCTGCTTTATGATAGTTTATGTCATTTTCATCCATCTCCTCAGGATATGTTACTACTTGATCTACTAGTTCATCATCACTATAATATATATTTGTCCATGTTATTCTTCCTTCTAATGCCATTTTTTATTTATTTAAACAATTACACTTATCTTTTAATTCTTTTACAGCTTCAATTAAAAGTCCAATTAATCCATTATAATCAACTGCTTTAAAACTATTTTCATTTTTAAGGCTATCAACCTCTCTTACAAGCTCAGGCATTACTTTCTCTAGCTCTTGTGCTATAATACCACCTGATCTTTTATCATCTCTATCAATCCAATCAAATGTTACACCTCTTAACTGGTCTAACTTTTCTAATGGATTCTCAATTACTTTTACATTTTCTTTTAATCTCTCATCAGAAGGTGTAGTAGTTGAGTATGCAATCACATCTCCATCTGCATGGAAATCTCCATCAGCTTCAAATCTAAACTCATTAGAACCATTTATGTAAAGGTCTATTTGAGTATTATCAGTAAACTCCATGTAATCTGTAGAATCAAGACCAATGTATTGTACATTTCTAAGATCTGTATCAACCTTAGCTGCTGTCACAGCTCCTGCTGCAATCATATCTGTAGCTATCTGTACCTCTGCAATAGTTCCTGCTGCTGTACCACCTAGTACTCTGTTAGCAGTTACTAAATCTTGCATCTTATCATAAGTTACTGCATCACTAGCAATAGTTAAGGCAACTGATCCAGTAACATCTCCAGTATGTGTTTGGTTATAAAGATTAGTAGAACCTTGTGTAAGGTCATCAGATGTCTTAGTTCCTAGCTGAGTATCAAACCTTGCATTTGTGTAGTACAAGTTTGCAGCTCCTTCTGAAAGATCATCTGTATCTTTAGTAGCAAGTCTAGTATCAAAGTCAGTATTTGCCCTTGTAGAAGTATAATATAAGTTGCTTGAGCCTTCAGTTAAATTATCAGTAGTTGAACTTGATTCATCTAATAATGTAATCCAGTTACCTGCATGTGCAAAATACCCTTTTCCAGTACCATGTACATGAGCAAACATTCCATGATATGTACTAGCACTTGGCAAATCTCCTATTAAACTAAATACATTTGCATAATATAACTTACCTGTTGTAGTGATGTTATATGATTGAGCATCTAAGTTTGCTGATAATTGTGGTGAAGTATCTTCTGATAATGCATTAATAGATACTGCTTGTACTCTAGCATCAGTATAGTAAAGATTGGCTGAACCCTCAGATAAATTGTCTGTATCTTTTGTTGCAAACCTTGTGTCAAAATCAGTATTACTTCTTGTGGTTGTGTAATAAAGATTTGTTGAGCCTTCACTTACTGAATCAGTATCAAAGCTAATATTAGCAGATCCATCAAATGACACACCATTTATTGTTCTAGATGTCTCAAGAGTTGAAGCAGTACTTGCTGCAATTCCTAAACCATCTACATAAGCCTTTGTAATGTGTGCTTGTACTTCTGATGTACTAGGTCCTGTATATGTAAATACTCCTGTTGTGTTGTTATAACTAAAACTTCCATCACCTCCTGCATCTACTGCACTAAAATCTGATAATCCAATACCACTTTGTGTAGAGGAAATAGTTAGTGTGTTATTTACATCACTATATGTTAATCCAATTCCTGAACCTGCTACAAGTAAATTGTTTACTGCATCATCTGTTCTTTCTTGAGTAAAGTATAAATTAGCACTCCCTTCAGGTAAGTCATCTGTATTTACTTGACCTGCTCCAGTTCCAAAGTCTATTAAGTCATCACTAATGGAATCTGCTGCTAAACTAACAGCTCCACTTGATACACTAAAGTGATCAGATGAGAAACTAGCAACACCTTTTGTAGATGTAGTTGCATCATCCCCTGCAATTGTCAAGTTTGGATATGTGCCTCCTGAAGTCAATCCATTACTACTTGTTAAAGCTACTGTTTGATCAGGTGCTGTGTTGGCTATTGTTAAAGAATTAGCTACATCATCATATGTTGCAGAAATTCCTGTAGATGCTACTACTAAATTAGCCACTCTATCATCTACTCTCTCATCTGTAAAATAAAGGTTTGCACCTTCAGTTAAATCTGTTGTTGATTTACTTGATAAATCTAAATTTGCTCCTGTATTCAATGCAATTCTAGCATCTGCTCTTGCATTTGTAAAATACAAATTGGCTCCCTCAGAAAGATCTGTTGTAGATTTGCCTGTAAAAGCAGAATCAAACCTTGTAGTAGTGTAATACAAATTGGCTCCTTCTGTAATATTGTCTGTTGTTAGTGAAATGTCAGAACTTCCATTAAAAGCTACACCTGCAATATTTCTACTAGTCTCTAATGTAGTTGCAGTATCTGCATTACCTGTTAATGCTCCTGTAAAAGTTGTAGCTGCTACACTTGTTAAACCACTTATGTTTGGATTAAGTGATATTGTTAGTGCATTACCTGTTGAATTTGTCTGAATTTCATTTGTAGTACCTACTATAGATAGTACTTCTGAATCTAAATCAATAGATTGCTGACCTCCTGAATCACCTTGAAAGTCTAAATCTGATGCTGTTACTTGTGCATCTACATATGCTTTAATTGATTGTTGAGTTGCTAAAGCTGTTGAACTATTAGAACTCATGTTATCTTCATCTAAGATATCAGTCATGGTTAATACACCATCTGATAATGATCCAAAAGTAAGTGTTCCTGATACTGTTGAGTTTCCTGAGATATTACCACTAAGGTCTCCTACAAAGCTATTAGCTGTTATAGTGCCTGTTGCTGTTAAATCTCCTGCATTGTTAAGGCTAATCCCTGTTTCTGTTCCCAAACCATCAGAAATCACCTTTAAACTAGCTGATAATCCATCATTATCTCCAACCTTTAGTAGTGAATCATAACTTGATGCAATAGATATTCCTGTTAAACTACTTGCCATTTTTATTTATTTTAAATTTGTTATTTATATATCTCATTAACTTTATAATGTTTTTTTCCTTAGGTTTATATATTTTCATATCAATGTTTTATAGTACCCAACCCTGAAATGTAGGCTCATCTCTATCAGGATATATATCATCATTTGTGTTAGATGTATATTCAGGATAGCTTTGTTGATTAAAATCCATGAATTGTATAAACCTTCTTGTGTAGTATTCAGCTAAACTTCTCTCTTTTTCAACTAAATAATCCACCTCTGCCTTTTCTACTGTCTCTGCATTTTCAGAAACATGCTTAAATATTCCACCATTCTTAATTTGATAACTATGAAATGGTAAAAAGTCTACCATAGCATAATGAATTAACATAGGTTGAACATAATCTACTAATAATGTCTCATATACTGTCCCAGTTATAGAACCATCATCAATCATTGTTTTTATTTTGTTATATAGATCTGTACCTAGATAGTTCTGAATATGAATAGTTTGTGCAATATCTATGAAATGCATTAACTTATCTGCCTGAACATTACCATCAATTATAGTGTTCTTTACTAAATCATCTCTATTTATAAATAATACTTTTGCCATCTTATCTAGGTGTTAAAAATCCTTTATTTTTCATATCTCTAGGTTTTTGTGCTACCTTCTTAGGATTCTTTTCAGGCTTAAAACCTATTTCTGCTGCTTCTGTTTCAGTTACTTTTTTGTCATTAGTCAAACCTTTGTTTTCCATAAAAGTACCATCAGCATTTCTTTTTCTAAAGTACACTACTCTAGTCCACTCATGTCCACAATTACCTCCACCTTTATAGAGCCATATAGAGTATGTATCAGCTCCATTAGGTCCCCATCCTGCATTTACTGTCTCATTGTCCATAGCTAGGATATCTTCTTTTCTATATACCTTCTTTGCTCTCAACATAGCTCTACAAAACTCCCTAGAATTCTTAGCTAATCTACCTGTATATCTGTATCTAACTTTAAATAACCCTGCATCCTGATCACTTTTACTAGCAGGTTTAGCAGATCCTGTTTTAACATCTGCAAGTTTTAACATTTCATTTTGCTTGTCATCTAATTTATAATTCACACCCTCCTCAGATATAACCTCCCAAGTGTCTAAATCTTCATCTTCACCTAAATCAATTAGTATTTTTGCTACATCTTTTGTTAGATGATCATTTGGTCTATATATTTTAGGTGCTTTTTTTAGACTTAATTTCTGACCTGTTTCTTCTTCTCTTGTTTCTTTGTCTGATACATTTGTTAGATCAGTAAATTCTAAAGGCTGTAATGTTTTAAAGTATAGCTTAAGTGTAATATCATTAAAAGATAATATCTTATTAAATCCATCTATCATAAGATTTTGAAATGGTCTGATCACCATATTATCCATAAGTATAGATGCTTTTTCTAATTCATCTGCATTGTTACCTAAACCAGTATTGTTTTTTACACCTAATAACATTGGTGATACAATTCTATGTGCAACTAATATCTTCTCCTGAGATTCTGTAGATAGAAACTGATATTGTTGGTGTGCATCTGATAGTTGTATTGGCTCTATTGTAGCTTGACTATCTGTATTGTCATTAAATGATAAAATAAATTTACCTGCATTACTAGATCCACTAAACTTTTGTGATATTTTATTTTCTATAATAGATCTTTCTTCTTCATTAGGTATTCCATTGTTCATATTTATAATCATAGAAGGAGATAATCCATTCTTAATATTATTCATATGAAAGTTACTAATCTCACCTTCTAGTTCTGCATACTGTAATCCACCAGTATATGCAGGAGGACTATAATAATAATAACCTGCTTTATAAGGTTTGATAAATAATATTTCTCTGCTCTCAGTAGATGTGCCAAATGCAGGTATTCTAGTTGCATTAGATGAGTTTTTATACTCACTCCAATCATGAAAGTAGTAATATGCTTCAATCTCTCCTGATTCACCTGATTTTTCAGCTCTAAGTGTCTCTACTGGTATGTGTTCTACTTGTACAATCTTCTTTCTACCCTTTCCATAGATTACTTGCATAGCAGCACCACCCATAAGATAGTAGTCATATATCACTTTTCTAACTACATCCTTTTTAAGTAAGCTAATCATTTGTGCATACTGATCAGGTTTTTTATCTGAATCTGTTGCATCTAATCCTTTACCATATATCATCTCACTTATACCATTAATACAGGCATGGTTAGTAGGTGAAGAATTATATAGGTCAATTAGGTATTGATAATAGTTATTATCCTCACCATACATTACAAAATCCTTTCTTGGATCTTCTATAATTTTAGGAGATGTATAAGCTGCTAACTCTACTACTCTAATATCCCCTTCATACTTTGGTCTCCTGTGTTGTCTACTCATAATTATGCATTATATACTTTATATGTATTATCTCCTGATGTGCTAGTTTCATAAACATCTTTATACAGATCATAATACTCATTTGCACCTTGTGATAGTGTTTGATTAGTACAGAATAATCTGTCTTTATAAATCACCACCTCTTTAGGCTGTCTTACATCATCCCAATCTCCTGTTGTTTCATTCCAAGAATCAGATGCAAAATTCCATGCAGCTCCTGACCTTGTTATTCCTTCTTCCCAATTAATACTTAATAGATTCCAAAACTGGTTGACATCTTCCCAGTTAGATCCAATAGATACTACTTTAATTTCATAGAATTTATTTTCTACTAAATCTAATGCTACATTTATAGCTCCATATCCACTTAATCTGCTTATTGGTACATTTCTTGTCTGTACAAGTCCTGTTTCTTCATCTTTTACTTCTAATCTTGCATTTATAACAAAACTTCTAGGAATAAAAGTAAAAGTTTGTGCAGATGTAGCATCACTTAAATATATCATACTTATATAATAACTTATTTATGGTTTTTTATAAAGTGTAAAGTTTTTTGTAAAAAAAAAGAGGACCTTAGTCCCCTTTAATTAGAAAAACACTTAACTATTATGATGTAGGAAAAGTATTAATTTGAGTACCTATAGTACCACCAGTAATAACAGTACTAGTTACAAAGTCAGGTGGTGCAGTTTCTAATGCTTCAAATGTCAGATTGAATCCATTGAAATCTCCCATATTAGCTCCTACTGTAAAATTACCTGTAGTAAGCTCCCCACCATTCACTTTACCAACTAGCAAGAAGTTGTCATCTGCATCAACTACAACAATGTGTGGTCTACCTACAGCTAATAACTTTAATTCTTCACTTGTTGCTCTATCATAATATTGAAGTTGTAGTGTTAATGTTTGAGTGTAGAAAGTAGTACCATTTTCTCTTGATGAAGTAACAACAGTATCAAGGTTTGTTGTACCTCTTACATCATATTGATACCATGTAGGTGTACCACCAAATGCAGATATAAGACCTGCTGATTCAGTTATTGCTCCTAGTGTACCAAAATCTGCAAAGTATACAGTTTTAATTGATCCTGATTTATTCTTACAAGGTACTATTCTACCTTTTGTTAATGCACAACTCATATTATTTTAAATTTTTTTAAAGTATGGGGAGGCTTTCACCTCCCATATACTAGTTAATTATACTTATTACTCTATTATGAATAGAAAACTATCTCAGCACCATATCCATACTGAATACCATATGCAAATCTTGAAACAAATCTTGCATTTTGATCTCCTAATGTTTCTGATGTGTCAATTACTCTTACCTCATTCATATCTGATACTAAGTTAGTACCAAAGTATAGGTTAGATTTTTGTGCTAGTGCAGCAGTATCATCAGATAGACCATTTGCTAAGAATAGAGGAATACCATCAAAAGTTAATGGAGTATTCATATCATACCACATGTTCACTCTGTTTTCATAACCACCACCTTGTGCAGCTAAAGCTCTAACATATGCTTTCATAATGTTTCTAGAGACATATAGAGTTAAATCTTCTTTACCATATACTGTGTTTGGTGCAGCATCTAGGATAGCTCCTAACTGTGCAATAACATTAGATGCAGTAACTGTAGTTGCTGTAACATCTACAATATCAGAATCTGCTGCCCATAATGTTTCAAATCCATCAATTTGACCTGCTGTTGCATTTGCACCTTGCCATATTGCATTTTCTACTGATGCAGAAATTTGGTCTGCAAAGTTTCCAATGATGAAATCACCAAATGATGATGGCATATTCTTGAAAGTTGATGCACCTAGCTCAGCAGATTCCCATGAATCTACAAATTGCTTTGTACAGAACTTTACATTTACTTGAAATTCTTCTAGTGTAATAACTCTCTCACTAATTGCTACTGTACCTGCATCTGTAAAATCACAAGTTGCATTTGCAATTAAGCCTGAGACATCCACTTTTTGTATAACACTTTTGTGTTTCACATTTGGCATAATAGTCATTCCACCATTTGCCAAAGTTGTACCCTCTAGCAGAGCAGCAGCAATATATTTTTTAGCTGATTCTCCTGCATAAGTAGTAGTTATTGTAGGTTTACTCATTTTCTTTGATTTTTAAAATTTATTATTAACTTAATTTTCTCATGATTCTATCAAGTCTAGTCTCAGTTCTCTGAGATGCAATATGATAAAAGTCATCATTTGATTTATTATTTTCTGGAGAGTGTTTTAAAGGAGCAGCATCAGGTGTTTCTGATAATTCTTCTTTAACTGCACTTAACTCCACTTCTTTGCTTTTCAGCACTTCACTAAGGTTTACTTTTAAATCTTCAACCATAGCTTTCAGTTCATCAAACTGTTCTTTAGTAGCAAATTCTGTAGCTAATTCCTCAGATGTTTCTTCTTGTTTTGCCTCTACTTCTTCTTCCTCAGCAACTGGTTCTTCAGCAGCTTCAGCAATACTAGCAATAACACCTTCTTCCTCAACTACAACTGATCTACCATCTTCTAAAGTGTATTCACCTACAGGCATTGGTACTCTATCATCTTCTGTAACAATAAATACCTCTTTACCTGCTGCAAATTCCTCAGCTTCAATGACTGTTCCATTCTCTAAGTTCATAGTAGCTAAAACAACTTCTTCTGCTTTAACTTCTACATCCTTAACCTCATCTTTTGATAATTCCATTCCTAAGATGTTTTTAATTTTACTTAATGTATCAGTTGCTTTCATGTTTATATAATTATATAGGATTAAAAATTTATATATTCTATGCTTTTTTCTGAATTACAAACCATTCAGTTCCATCAATCCAAACAGTAATTCCCTCATACTCTTTGTTAATTTCATAGTAATTTGATGAGCCATCTAGTGTTTGACCTGCTCTAGGTGTTAGATGAGATCTAGTAGATGTTTCATAACTTGTATCTGTTATAATTCTAAGCAATCTATTTGTGTTGTTAGTAGATGTAGCATCAGGTAATGTTAAAACCATTGATCCTGCACCTCCACTCCAACTTAACTTGAGTAACTCTACATCATCATATGTAGAATCATTTAAATCAACATCATTTGTAGCACTACAAGTCAAACTAGTAGGAGTAATATAAGTCTTTGCAACTGCTGTTACTATTTTAGTTTGTATTGTAGACAATGTTGTTTTCTTTGTAGTAGCACTTTGCACAACTGCAAACTCCTCTGATCCTGTTAGTGTACTAGCTGATGTTAAATCTGATATTTTCTTATTTGCCATTACTGTTTAATTTTAAAATTGTTTTCTTGTAATAAATAATCATTGTTTTCCTGTAGTATGAAATTCTCTGCCTCTACAGTTGCCTCTGTAATACCTATGCCTTGTGCCCACATTGTACCATCACAACAATCAGGATGGTATGTATTATCATCACACAAGCATCCTCTTTGTGACCTTATAGGACTTGTATATGATGGATATGGATTTTTTCTTTTAGGTTTACTCATCTTCCTTGACCTTTATAGGCTTTTTTATAGTTTTTACTAGCTTTTAACTTGCTTGTCTTAGTTTTAGCATGTACTCCTTTTCTTCTAACCTTAGGTTTCTCTACTCTTACTGTACTTACTACTCTATTTCTAGGCATTACTTCTTTTTCTTCTTCTTATGTTTATATTTATTTGGCATATCTATGATCTTATTGGTACACAATTAGGAACTCTCTTTCCATTTTTAATTTTAAAGCCATACATCTCATATCCTGATTGACATGGCTCTTTAAGTTGGTGTTGAAAACAAGGCATAAACCACTCTTTTCCATCTAACTCATGCATGTGTACACCTTCACATCCTATATTTTTAGCCATCTCCTCAGCTTTTTCTTGAGAGGAGTATGCTAATCTATCATCAATTATTGCAAAGTCATCATCAACTACAATAGTCTCAAGCTCTAACTCTCCTAATTCTCTTAGTTTGTTTCTGCTCCATCCTAATGCTGCTAACCCACCCCACAATAGGTATGATATATTAGCACATGCCTCTGAATCATTCTCATTCTTTCTGTACTGATCTTCTGCTCTTGACAGATAGCTGTACATTCTTTTTATTGTTGCAACAGTTATATTCTTTTTTTGTGCAAGTTGTTGAGCTCTAATCTTACCAACATCAGTTGCACATCTGTTGTTTATCTTTTCATTTAGCTCTATTCCTTTTTTAGCATTATTAGCAACACCATCAGGATAGTCATTAAAGCTCTCTAAAGCCACTTCTTTTTCATTTATAGCACTTTCTATCTCTGATAACAGAAACTCTGCCTCAGCAGCCTCTAATTGGCTTAGAAAGTCATCTATAGCTTCTTTTGGTCTTTCAGATTTGTCTGCAAAATAACCTTCTATTGAAAAACCTTTAACAGCTCCATTTTTTACATAGTCTTGCCATACTTCATCACTATCTACTCTGATAGCACCCATCCATGTACCTAGTGGAACTTCTTTAGTATTCTCATATAGCCTACTCTTATCATGTACTGCATCTTCTACTATCCATGATTCAACAAGAGTTAATCCTTTTAGACTGTATTGGTGTTCTAGTGATGCATTACCTTGATTACCTTGTTTTAAATACATTTGACTAGCTTTCTCTACTGTATCTCTAGAGAAGTAGATATAGTAATCTTCATCATCACCATTTCTTAGAATAGGTTTGTTAGGAATTAGAATAGGTCCAAGTAATAGTCTTTTCTCTTTAGAAACCTCTGCTAGTTTAACCTCTTGATCTTTAAGTGCTACAAAGTTGCTTTGTATTGCAGGATTCTCCACAATAGATATAGCATCTACTCCATTGAACTCTAAATCCTCATCTAATATTAATTCTACAATCTTCATATTATTATAATTATTTATTTTTTGGTTTTTTTAAATTCCTGCTGTTTGTACTATGTTTCTATCTACACTTTGAGCTGTAGTTACATCATTAGAAACTACATATGCTCTCACAGGTTCTTGTGTTTGTCCTGCTATAGCTTCTGTTAGCTGATTTAAAGGTGATGATCCTACTACATTAAATGAAGGTGGCTGTATTTGTGGAGCAGGTGATGATCCTGCTGAACCTGTTACACCTCCAACACTTAATACTGGTATTTGTGTTTGTCTAATAGCTTTTATCTGTTGGAAACCTGTAGCTAATACTGTAGCAACTCCTGCAATTTTAGCACCTAATGTTGGAGCAGTTTTTAAAACATCTGCTGCACCAACATATGTAGATATTAATGCTTGTGCAATACCTAGTGCTTTAGCTGCATTGGATCCTTCTGTTAATACACCTATACCTAAAGCTGTAAATTTAAGTAATGTATCTGATTTAAACTTTTCTCCTTCTTCTACTATGACACCTGTATCATCTTCTCCTTTTTTAGTTATTTGTGCAATAGCTCTTGTTCTTGCATCTTCTAATGCTGCTGTGTCTTTACCAAACTTCTTTGCTTGTTCTATAAGAGCATCATATCTCTCTTGTGTCTTAGTAACTTGTAATGCTGTTTTTTCTTCTTCATTAATTGCTAATGCCTCTCTTTCTGCATCTTCAAAACTTTGTAATGCTGCCTCTTGTGCTGCTATCTCATCCTGAGCAGCTTTTGTTGCAGCTTCATTTGCTGCTTTCTCCTCATTCTTTAATGCTATGATTTGACCTGTTACTTCTTTTTGTTTAGATAATCTTGTAGTCTCTAATGTAATAAGGTCTGCTCTTAATTGTGCCTCCTCTGCTAGATCTTCCTTTGTAGATCCTGATAATTTGTTTTCTTCAATCTTAGCATTTAATCTAATCTCAGCTAACTTAATTTCTTTATTAGTAATTTCTTCATCTAATGCACTAGCATCTTGTAAAAATGCTATTCTTTCTTCTGTGCTAAACTTTTCTCTATCAACAGCTTTTTCTAGTAACTCTGCTCTTTCTCTATCTGCCTCAGCTCTATCTACTAATAACTGTCTTTCTATTTTATCAGCTCTTGCTCTAGCATCAGCTAAATCTTCTGCTATCTTTATTTCTTTTCTAGTTTCTTCTCCAAAGTTTTTTACACCTTCAACAGTATCATTTATGTTTTCTTTTAAATCACTAAATGCATTTTTTACTCCATCAAAATCCCTTCTTAAAAAACTGCCAAGTATTTTACCTACATTTAGTACAGCATTACCTAAATCCTCCATTATATCAAAAACATTACCAGTTATAACTGATATTCTTGCCATACCTTTAGCAAATTTGTTTTGCCCTTCTTCTGAATTAGTAAATGCCTTGCTAACTGATGCTACTGCTAATGCAAATGCTCCAATACCTGTAGCAATTAATACTCCTTTTAGTGTCCTTAAACCTTTTATTGCACTTGTAATTGTTTTAGTTACATTTCTAAAGTTAGATATAAGACCACCTGAAAGAGTATCAATAGATTCTAATGCATTTTCTGAGTGTTCTTCAACTTGCTCAAGTGCTTCAGCTGTAGCCTTTATCTGTTCTTCAGCTTGTTTGTTATCAACTTCTATATCTATTTTATATTTTCTTTCAGTCATTAGTCTTGTTTATCAAATTTTGCTATCTTTTTGGCTAGTTTAAAGCCATTCTTCCAGTTATCAGGTAAATAATGTGATCCCTGAGCAAACCTAATCCTCTCAGTTTCACCATTTACTACTTGCAAAAGCTCTATAATGTTCTTTAACATACTATTTATATAATGCTTAATTGATTAGAATTTAATTTTTTTTGATATTCTTTATAATCATCAGATCCATTCCAGTTATTCTCTCTCCACCATGATGTTATAATGTATTTTGTACCTTGAAGCACCTCATCACCTGAGTGTAATTTGTAATGATCAGGTTTACCATTGTGTAAATTATGCCAAACAACAGCTTTATAAGCCTCAGGTTGTATTGTTCTTCTAAGATGTTTAAAACTAGTAGTACCACCTTTAAAATCATCATTTAGATACAGCATAAAAGTGTAAGTTCTGTTACCTGATGCTAAACAGTTCATGTCATAATGCTCACCTACAAAGTAATCAGGATGCTCATTAAAGTATTGACCTTTTTCATATCTCTGCCCTTGCAACACTTCTCCTTTATTAACTGGCACACCTAAGTATTTAGCTATTCTTTGATGTATTCTTTTAATTGTTGGATTCTTAGAATCTAATGTTGCACTATAAGATGTCCTTGCATTGTCATATTTATTGTACTGTTTGCCATTTCCTGCTACAGTTGATTTATGTGCAAACTTATCTATTAAGTATATTAGGTGATTTGCCTCTATTTTATCTATAAAATTTCTTACTTCTTTAATCATTCTCTTTTTATTGTGTTTGACAGCTATTAGTATAAGGTCCTTGTAAATTAGTTGTAGACCAGTAGTAATAATCTCCTGTAGGAGTATCAGTAAAGTATCTAGCAACTGACAATGGAGTAGTACAAGATGAATCTGTATAGATAGTAGTTGCTTGATCTATTGTATTTGCATCCATATATACAGTTCTTGTACTTACTTGATTACATAAATCAGGAGCTGTTGATGCATAGTACAATGATTGACTTCCACAAATTGGTGTTGGTGGTGGAGTAGGAGGTGTTGGTGGTGTTGGTGCATTTTCATTACACTCAATACAGTTTTCACCTGCTGTAGTTGCTGTTGAAAATATTGTAAAATTAGTTATATCTTGTGGATTAACAGCACTTTCAACATTAGTAACCCATCTATAACAAGAATATCCTGTTGAACTTCCACTTTGTAATACCCACCATGTAGATATTTGTTGTGTTTGACTAACAACATAAACTACTTCACCTGCTGGATCATCACAACTTATAAATTGTGCATAATATGGTCCACTTGGAGTAGGAGGTGGAGGAGGTGGAGGAGAAGTTGGACAACTTGTAAATGAAGTTGCACTCATAACTCCTGCATTAAGTCCTGATGTTACTAAACCTACAACCTCATATGTTGTACCTGCTACATCCTCAACTATATCTCCAGTTTGAAATGTGATTTGTGTGTTATCCTGTTGTGATATATATCCTGTAGTACCATCATCACACTTTTGTAGTGAATAATAGTTTACAACTGGAGGTGGTGTTGGACATCCAGTAGAACCTGTATCTGTTACAGTACCAATATTAGCTCCTGTTTCAACTTGACCTACTACTATATAAAACACTCCATTTGAATCTTGTACTCTAGTACCATTAGGATCATTCTCTACTAGATTTGGAAGTTGCAAAGTTGTGTTTCCACTTCTATAACCACCTTGAAGTGTACCACATTGTTTTAAAGACCAGTATACTGGACATGCTGTTAGTGTAGACTTTGTAACACTTCCAACAGTTGTACCTGATTGTGATGTACCAATAACTTCAAAAATTTGACTAGGTGTTGCTGTTTCAAAGACATAATCTCCAACTGCTAATGTGTTTAATTGATCTGTTGTTTGAGCTGATATATAACCACTATTGTTTGTTGAACATTGTCTCAATTCCCAATAATATGGTGCAGTAGGTGGAATAGTTGTAGGACATCCAGTTGCATTTAAACTAACTACTGATATAATACCACCAGTATATTGTGTTGGATCTGATGTTTGACCTACAACAATATAAACAACACCATCAGGACCTTGTACTCTTGATCCATTTGTAGGATCTTCTGTCATACCTGTTAATTCAGCAGTTGTTTGTTCTGAAACAAAACCACCTTGTGAAGTAGTACATTTATATAACAACCAATAAAATGTAGTAGGAGTTACAGGTGCAGATGGACATCCTGTACTTCCTAAATCAACTAGTGCTGCTACTATAGCATTTGTGTTTGTTGTTGTGCCAATTACTGTATAAATGAAACCATTGGCATCTTGAACTCTAGATCCATTTACACCATTAGAATCTATTGTTAATTCTATTTGATCTGTAGTTTCAGGTGATATATATCCCTCTTGATTGTTTTCACAAAGTTTTAATAAATATCTTTCAGGTTCAGGAGTTGAGCCTCCACATGTACAGCTTGACAAAGCACCTATGTTTATTGTACCTGATGTGTTACTTGTAGATGCTACATAATAACATGTTGAGTTGTATGTTCTTTCTGTTCCTGCTAAGTTAGATTGACTTGCATATCCATAATGTTGAATTGAACTTGTATTTGAACAATCATTTAAAGTATAATAATATACAGGACAATTACATGTAGATAAACTGCTTACATCAATAGTTCCAGTTTGATTTGATGATGCTATATTGTAACATGTATTATTATATGTTCTGCTACCAGTTAGTCCTTGAGTACCACTATATCCATAAAGTACAGTTCCTGTTCCATCACATTTTGTCAAACTATAGTAGTAAGTAGTTGGACCTGATGTACAGTTATAAGCTGTTGGAGTTACTGCTGTAACACTTACTGCTGTAACAGTTGTACCACCTACTTGTGTACTAGCTGTTGTATTACTATTTGTAACTACATATGTTACATTACTTCCATCTTCTACCTTTTGTGTAATAGCATATGTTGGATTCCCTACATCTGATGATGTTCTAAATGTTTGAAGATTGTCTGAACACCTTTTTAAACCATAATAATTAGTTGGAGGTGTAGTTGTTTGTGGACACCCTGTAAATCCTGTATCAGATACTGCTACTTGTGTGTATGTGTTTGGCACAACATTACCAACAACAATATAATATGTGCTAGATGCATCTACAACCCTCCTATTGTTTGATAAATTTAAAGTTGCAAGAGTTGCAGTTGATTCAAAATTGTTTGAATTTACACAATCTTGCAGATGCAGTACATTAGTTTGTACTGGATTACCTGTTTGACCTTCTTCTTCTCCTCCTGTATCTGTAGATGTGCTTGGAGATAAGTCTACTGTTTGATTTAATAGTTCTAAATTACTAACACCTGATAGTAAGTTTGTTGTAATACTGTTTATTTTGTATTCTTCACTATTAATTATAATTGTGTCTGCAAGAGTAAAGTTGTGAATAAACTTTTTAGGCAGTCTTGCATCTACTTTTGTAAGTCTTTTTGATCTGTTAAATATAGATTGTATGTAAAATCTATAGTATTTTTCAAATAATGTATCTGTAAAACCTATTGTGTTAGTAAACTCATTTATTTCTGCATTAAAATGTATGTTTTCTTTGTTTATTGTTGAATCAATACTAACAGAATTACTAGGCATCCAAAAATCAGCAATATCATTAATACCACCTGTACCTGTTTTCTGTTCTAAGAACCTTATTGTGTTTGATGATTCTTGGAATATTGGAATAAATACAACAGCACTTTTAAAATATGGTTCTCTATTTTCATTTGCCATAAATCCAACCTGAACTTCTGAGTTACCTAATTTCTCAAACTTCATATGTTCAAATGGAACTTCTACATTAAACACTTCATTGTTACTTGTTAAATCTTCATTATTATTGTACTTAACAGATCCCCAGTCTGTACCACTTAATTGTTTATGTTGTTTTGCTAATATTGAATCTGTACTTGTGTATTTAAACTGTATTTCTTCATATGGTAAAGCCTTATCAATTTGCATTGTGCTAGGATCTATGTATTCTGTAATATCTCTACTTGATCCTGAGTTGTAAAATGCTTCTAATGTTTTTACATGAATAATTCCATCTTGCTCATATGCAGTTAAATTGAACATCTTAAATAAACCTGTTAAAAAGTCTATTGTTTTAAGTGCAGGTAAATGATCTTTAATAATAAACTCTTTTGACAATGGTATTGTTACATTATTAAGCTGATGTGTAGACTGATTACCACTTGGATCTGATGCTTGAAATGTAAAATTAGATATATCAAATGCAGTATCAGTTTCTACTTCAATAGTATACCCTGCTGATGAGTTGTACATGTATACTACAAATTGACCAGTTGTATTATTACCTCCTGTAAATGTTTTTTCATAAACTTCTGATGTACCTCCTCTTTTAACCCTGATTGTGAAAGTAGGATAAGCAGATGGTGTTTGAAAACTAAATGTTCCATAAAGAAATTGGTTTTGCTGTAATCCTTGAACATAGATTGCATTAAAAGTAACTATTAGTTTGTTATTTAAAGCCTGTGCTGTACTAAATCCTGAAATCTGTTTTAGTGCAATTCCCATATCCTCAAACTGTCTACCTTCTGTATTTTGACAAAGCACATATAGGTTTTTGTAAGCCTCAGGACCATTTACTAAATCAAAGAAGTCATCACTAAATTTAATGTTAGTATATTGATTCTGTATTGCTCTTATAAGCAAATGAGCTTGAACTGCATAAGTTAAATCTTCAAAATAAAGACCATGAACATCATTTGTGGTAAATGGAGATGTTCCAGTAGGATATAAGTTACCACCTAATTCTAGGTTTTCTGTTCCATCTGCATTTTCATATGGTACTGTAATTGTAGAATCATAATAAGGTCTAGCTGAGTTAGATATTAAAGGACAGATTACAGATTTATAATAAGTAACATTAGATCCTAAGTCATCTACAGTAATACCACTAGTTCCTCCTAATCCATCTTCATCTGTTAATAATGCTAAAACATCAGATGCACTATAAGTAGTGTTGAAGTTATCTAACCAGTTTAATGAGTTAATCTCATCTTCTTTAAGTGTGTCTTTTAGAGTTACTGTATTACCAAAGAAGGTTACTCTATATGATACAGGTGTGTTGTTTTTTAAATCTACTCCTTCTAATCTTAGTTTTCCTTCTTTAAATGGTATTGAGTTTAATTCAATCCTAGCATTTACTTTCTTTCTAGCATCAAAGGATGTACCTGTTCCTAGATTAAATCTGTAGTAGTGTTTAAATATCTTGTTGTTTTCTTTAGATGCAGGAAGTGTAAATGGTTTAGAGAAGTCTGTAAAGACTTTTGACACATCCTTGATGTCTTGTATTGTTTGTGTTAAACTTACACTTTCATCATCAAATAACTCAACTCTTTGATTATCTATATATAATTGATACTTCATTATCTAACATTATTTACTACATCATATGCAAACTCAAAATCTAATGAATAATTGACTAATCTGTCATTGATCCTAGTTTTCTTCTCAAGTGAACTAGAAATCACATTAACAGGATATACTGTTTGTCCTATCTCTGCCCATACCTTTTCTGATAACATCATTTGTTGAATAGCTTGGAACTGTCCTTCATCTACATACCCAGTATTCATTGTTATTTTTTGACTAGCTTGTTTATTGTATTGATATTTTTGATGCTCAAATGTAGAATAACTAGATCCTGAAATTAATGTTGATTTATAGCTTTCTTGACTTACATTGAGTGATTGTATATTTTTCTTATTAAAGTAAAACTCTTGTAATGCTCCAAATTTGTTTACAAAGATAACTCTTAGAATATTGTAGATTGGTTCACATATCCTTCTTATTGTAATTGTAATACCTCCTACTGTTACTGTTTGTTTATCTAAGACTGTATCTGCTACTGTTGAATATGCTACACCATTAGATGATTCATAAGGTACATAAGCATCACCAGTTTCAGGTAAATACATTGTAGTGTTAGTTTGTAATAATTGACCTGATGTTATTGCCTTATTTGTACCTTCTTTAAATTCTGAATATGCATCAAAACCATAAATTATATGAGATACTGTTTGATTTGCACTTTGTGGTGTTACTGCTCTTACCTCTTTAGTTCCTGTAAAAAACTCTATAGTTATGTTAGCTGTTACAACAAGACTGTTTAGTGTTGATGATCCATATGGTCTTACTCCATCCCATGTTACTTCTAAAAAGTCTCTTATTAATTCTGATACTTCAAAGATAACATTATTACCACTTGTGTTTTTTGTTATTACATATTGATCTACATTATTAATCTGAATAGTTATATCTGCTGATCCTGATGTTGCAGAGGATGTTTCATTTATAAAAAAAGGTGATCTAAGTCTTGCTAAATAATTTGCCATTATGTTGTTGTAAATTTTAAAAAGTTGTCAATGTCTAATTCATACTTGTCTATAAATTCTTTTGGTAGCTTTTTGTAAGCTGCTTCAAATGCATCTGTAAAGAAGTAAGTAGGTTCTAAACCTTTCATAAAGATAGATCTAGCAATTAGAAATGTAAGTGATTGTCTTTTTACAAATCTACCTCTTTGGTCTCTTATCCCTTTTAATCCTTTTTTAACTACCCATTTATCTAATGATTTAGGAGGTGGCATTTTATTAGTATACCTATATGTAGGTAAACCTGCTTTTCTTTTACCATACTTTGTTTTCTTTCCATCTACACCTGCATCTACATAAGCTCCATATGGCTCCATTTCAAATGTCATTTCAAAAGAATTTGGATTTACTTTAGCTTCTCCTTTTACTGATCTTTGCAGTTTACCTGATGCTTTCTTTTTTCTAAGATTAGATTTTGCTGCTCTTACAACATCATCAACAAAGTCATTCAATACCTTTTGTGTTTCTTTAAAAGTCATTAGCAATAATCTAAGTCATTAAATATTTCTACTGTAAATGTTGTTGCCCATCCTGCTAGTACATTCTCAAATCTATCAAAGAAAGGTTCACATGTTGCATCTCCTACAAGTTGATAACCATCTTCATAAAGCTGTCCTTTTCTAAGTCTAGTAACTAGTCTGTTAGAAACTGCTAATTGTGTGTTTAGAATATCATGAGTATTATTGTTTCCTAAAAACAAGTCATCAACATATTCCTTTGTAGTGTCTATCTGATCCATTGTTAGAATAGTAAAACTAAACTGCATTGTTTTTTCTGCATGTGTTACACTATCTACTATCATGTGTGCAAGAGGAAACATAGTCTGTTTCTGTAAATCAATATCTGACAAATCACCAAATGTCATTGTCTTTATACTTTGATTATTTATCAGTTCATTTTTAACTGCATCAACTACTAAATAAAACCCTCTCTGTGTATTACTTGTTGCCATACTTTCTTTTTATTCTCTGATTCTCTAATGTTTGTTTTTCATTTACAAATTCTAAATACATCAATACTTTATGGATCCCAAGTTTGGTGATATGTTCAAATCTTTCAAGATTCCCCTGACTTGCTGTAAAAACTGATGTGTACCAACCCCATTTTCTATTGAACCCTCCTTCAGAGGTGTATGCTCCTTCAGAACTCCCCTCTGCAAATAATCCATCATAGTTTGTGATAACTCTTTCCCTAAATTCAATAAAAAAAAAACTGCACCTAATGCATAAGCAAGAGGCATCTCTTTCATAGTGTCATCAACTATAGCTTTATATTCTGTTATATTGTATCTACCTCTTACATTTATATCAACAGGTCTGTATAGGACTTGCATAGCTTTATGCATCTGATCCCAGTCTGATAGATATGTGTCTAGGTCTATAAACTCTCCAAATGATATTTCATCTAGATTAGGTATAAAACCATAATTAGTACCATTTAATGTAATCTGTTTCTGTAGTTTCTGATCTTCTTCAAACATTACTCCTAGATCTGTAACTATTTCATTTACATCTCTCCATCTCATTTTCATAACATAGTCTAGCCTAGTGTTACAAAATATCTCAATCATCTTTTGAGCAATAAAGGTTTCATCCTCATTTTCCTTCTGCATTTTTAAATACTTCTGATATTGCCCTAGTGTGATTTCTCTAAGGTTTTCAGGTATTTTTAGTGTTACTTCCATACCTATATAATACTAGATTTGAAAAAATTTAAAAAAAAGTTATTAAAAAACTTGCATAGTATTATAATAATGTATAATATTGTAGTATAAATATGAAAAACACTATGAAAAACAAGACAAAAACAAGATACAGAGTTTACTCCTTAGGACAAGGAATAAAAGAATCTAATGATTATTTTACATCTCTTGCAGATGCTAAAAAGTTCATGAAATCTCATTATAACTTTATGATTGAAATGAGTGCAAGTTTATTTACTCTTTCTAAAGAGGAAAGTGATAATGATTTTGAGGACATTGATACAACTGGAATTAACACAAGAACAACAATAATTAATTTATAATAATATGAAAAACACTATGAAAACAATATATAATATAAACATAAGTAAAAATAAAAATGGCACAAGTTATTCTATTACTTGTCCTGAATTAAGAATTGGTGTAACAATGCATCACCATAATTTAGAATCTTATTTAAAAGAATTAAAAAAATCTATAAGAATAAGTTTAAGAGATTGTGAATATAAAGCTATCTTTTCAAGTTATATAGATTTCTTTGGATATAAAAGAAATTCTTTTAGTATGACTAATAAATAAAACAAACATTTAATATAATGAAAGATTTAAAAGACTTAGAAAAATACTTCAACCTACCAGTTTGGTTGATCACCTTATTACTTTGGATTGGAGCTGTAGGACTAGTCATCCTTATGGCACTTACTGATTCATTGTAAGTTTTTTTCATATTAATTGTTTATTTACAGGAGAGGAGATTTAGGTCTCCCTCCTTTTTTTATTTTATAGCATACCTTCCATAGTTAGGATAGGATAGTTTATGTACTACACTATATCTTAGGCTATCACAAAAGTGATTGTTTATGTCTAATGGTTTATTAGTAGGATTGCCATTTCTATCTTCTACATACTTGTAGCTTTCTAATTCTCTTATTGCATTAATGCTATCTTTTGTTACATGTAGTTT